CTTTTGTACTCTGATCTGAGCCAGATAATTCACGATACCTGTTTGGATCTCTTTATTAGTTGTTCCATTTTTGATAGCCCTCTTATATGCTTCAAAGGCTTTCTTTTTGCCTTCTTTACGTGGGTACAACTTCCAAAGTTTATTGAAATCTTCTTCTAGCTGCTTCTCACTAACTCGATCAGACGATTTATCGGATGATTTATTATTACTATTAGTCTTATTACAGTTAGTACTTGTTAGTGTGTCTTTTTCTAAATTAAGGTTTTCTAAACTTAGATTTTCTAAATTAGGTGTTTCAGATAAAATCCACACGCTATCTTTTAATTTTCCTTTGATTCGTGTACGCTTTCTTTGTAAATAACCTCTTTTCTCAAGTTCATGAATTCCACTACGTAAAGAACTGATACCATCCTTTGAATGCTTTACAACTTCTGTTTCATAAAAGTTCCATTCATCAGCTTGACTCCATAAATACGCAAATAATCCTTTAGCTTTAAGTGTTAGCTCTGTATCCTGAAGAACTTTATTGTCTATTATCGTAAAATTCTTTTGTCGTTGCTTTTTAACCTTTACCATAATAAGCACTCCATTCTGATACGGATTTAATTCCTTTACTGCTGTTGCATTTCCTACATGCAATAACTAAATTCTCATCTTCGTTATTACCACCCTTGGCTAACGGAATAACATGATCAATGCATGCATCAAAGTCTCCCATCACAAGTTCTTTTTTGCAGTACACACATTGGTTGTTGCATTTTTTAAAAACACGTTTTCGCTTTGCTTTAGAGATTTTTGGACGTTTACCTTTTGGATAACCATATTTAACATGTAATTCATGTAGTCGCTTGTTTTCTGCTACAAGTTCCTTACAACTGATAGTTTCCATAGCAGCCTCCTTTCTGTCGGGCTTCTCACCCAACCGGCATTCTACGTGTACTGACGCTTGTTAGTTGTTAGATCTTGCTTTTGATCGTTAAATTGTAATGCTGCTCTTCGATCTCTTTTAAGATCACTTTTAACTCGTCGTGACTAAGTTTTGATTCGACTGCAATAGCTAGTGTTCCTTGGACGAGAACGTCTTTAGTTGTTACTTTCATTTCTGTAATCTCCTTTCACGTTGATTTTTCTTAACGTTTCTTCGTCTAGCTTGATGCCGTTTGCTGGAACGTGATATAACTCTGAAAACTTTTCTGGCCCAAGCTGGTGATAATTTTGATGATGTGTCCTACATAATGGCAACACTCTATGTTGCGTGTGGTCCACTTTGTTACGATCAACGCCCATACCAACCGTATCTGTATGGTGTATATCAGCTGGTAAACCACAAATTAGACAAACTCTATGTCGGCAACATTGATAGATAAAGTACTGTTCTTCTTTAGGCAGTAGCTCATATCCTTTGGCAAACGGTACATTCCACTCAAACATGAAATCTATCACCAATTCGATCAATACATTTGCATCAGTCACACTCGATCGTGTGTAATCTGCTAAACTGATCTCTTTGCCTGTGTAATACTGGTATTGCAGATAAAACATGTCTTTCAAGAAGTCTTGCGGTACAACGAAGTGGTCCACAATGTCATTCAACAGAGCGAAGAACAAGCGCCGTTGTTTCTTTCTGACACGTCTTGTATCTGCCAGTTCCCAATCAACGTAAAACTGTTCTTTGCTACCAGCTACAGTCTCGATGTGGTCCAAGTTAGGCATATGATCTAACTTGATCATCAACCATGCTCCGCCGTCATCTGCACGTTGCAGGATAGCTCGTGATCTTCGCTCCATTTACTCTCATCTCCTAGAATGGCAAGTCATCATCTGAGATCACTTGTCCAGCTCCTGCAAATGGATCTGTACCAAAATTATTTGGTAGGTTAGCTGCTGCTTGATCTACAGCTGACTGGTTACCTGCACTATAGCCCGTTCCTACTTGTTGTCGAGGTGGTGCAAATACGCCATTAGGTTTACTACCTTCTGGATCGGTAGTGTTGTGTGAGATAACATTCAAGTTGCTATATCCTTTGGTGTTTGGTTCTCCCCATTCGACCGTAACATTCATCTTGTTGTACTTTTTCAGTCCTTGAAGCAGGATCTGTAACGTTTTGATTTGAGTACCAGCTGGAACGCCCGCAGCTACCAGCAGTGTATTTAAACGTTTGAGAGACGCTTCTTCTTTTTCTTGTGTTGTGTCATCATACACAACGTTGTCGTATCTAATTTGACCCCCAGCATACTTACCGTCCAAAACTTCATAATTCAGCACTAACATCTCTTTACCAGTTTTGGCTGTTTTCAACTCTGATGTTGGTAATAAGCGAACATTATATGTCCCTGCTTCTTCCACTTGGCGTCCTAACACGTTGTTTTCATCTACTGTCAATCCTTTAAATGCCATAATCTATCTATCCTTTCTCTATGAAGCTTTCTTTGTCTTTGGTTCTTCTACTGTAAATTCTTCTGTTGGCTTGGCTTCTACAAGCTCCTCAGCTTTGATAAGTGTACGGTCATCAATGCGATTTTTGGCGTGATTCCCTTGTTCTGGATCAAGATCTATCAACCGCTCACCATCTTTGACATAGATTCGACCGACTAGATCAAACATTGATGTAAAAGCGTTGAATGTTTTTAAGTTCATATCGGCTTCATATCGTCCCTGTCCATTAAATGCTCCATTGTCTTTATCTACTGCATGAGCTGTTGCATAGATCGTTTTGTTGCTCCGTCGTAAGTATGCACCCATGTTACGAAACCACTTTTGCATTGCATTATAATTTTGACGATTATCTTTAGCTGCATTCTCGATATTATCTAGTACGTAATTTTGTAAGGCTGTAATATTATCAAGACAGATAACATCTACCGTAGGATCTTTTACATACTCGCCAATTTTTTTAGCTACATTGAGCTGAATTTCTGGAATATCTTGTGGTTCAAGTAAAACTAATGTTGTATCTCCCGTATCTTTTAAAACGTTGAACGACATGTCAAAGCTAAACAGAACCTTATTACCTTTGAATTGTTTTAGCAGTGACGTCTTACCTGTTCCACCGTCACCGTAGATAAAATACATATTACGGTGCTCGGGGAAATTTCCCGGTGTAAAAACTTGCATTCTTATCCCTCCAGATCTTCTGTTTTAACGAATGTGCCGTTGATAGTCTTACCTGTTCGATCTTTGATAACGTTGTAAGCATTGTTCAAGCATTCGATAGGATCAAGTCCACGTTGATAACATAAGATCATCAGCACTACTTGAATATCACCAACAGCGTCAATTTCTTGTTCGCTCATATTCTTATTGATTGCCTCTGAAAGTTCTCCGATTTCTTCAAATAGCTTCATAATCTGCTTATCTGAATACTCACCAATATTACGATCATCAGCCCATTTTTTTAGCTGTTCATTGATTTCTTCAAATGTCATTGTTTCACTTCCTTTCAATCACAAGTTCACGTTCAGAAGCTTCTAGAACTTCGATAGCACTGTTTTGTATCATCATTGCTAATTTGTCTAGATCTTGCTTAGTGCCTTTCAGCTTGAACGATACAATCTGAAATTCTTGAACAACTTCGCCCGTTTCTGAATCCACTTGCTTGTCTCCGACCTCAACAAGCTGTTCTTTTTGTCGTTCAACTTCTGCCTGCTTAGCTGCACGCTCTGCTTCTTTCTGTTGCATCAAATGTTCGTGATCAGCGTCAACAGCTTTCTTAGCTTCCCAGTAATCAAAATCTCGTGCGATCTCAATATAACGTGTTGCTGGTAAATTCAGCTTCAAGCAATATTCTTGAATAGCTTGCACATCTTTGTTGATACGCTTTTGTTTCTGCACAGCTTCAACGATTTCAGTCATTGTCTTAGCTTTTGTCGCTGATTTGAGTAACCATTGCTTTTGAATTTCAACTGTTTCTGGATCGACAGCATTAGCTTCAGCGACTTCTATGATCATTGCTTGAACATTTTGCTTGCGTTCATCACGTTGCTTATCCTCAAAGAATTTAACGCCATCGTTGATTGATTGATACACATTATTTAGCTTTTCAATGTATGCCTTGATTTCATTCTCAAAAGCGTTAAGTGGCTTGTTATAAATGCGCTTTTGTTCTTTGCGCTTGTCATCAAGTGCCTTCTTCAAAGCATTTACTTGTGCCTTTGAATTTTTTGCATCTTTTAAGGTTTCTTCAGTAACAACGATGTTTTCATACTTGCTGATGAACTCATCTACTGCTTGATCCAAAACATCTTTATTTTGGATCGTTAAAACTGCTGGTGTGTAATCAATGTCAACTCGCTCTAATGTTGTTAACTCGTTCATCCGTTAGTCCTCCTTATCCCTAGCATTGATCTCTGCACATACAATAGATTTAATGCATTCGAGATCACTTTTATGCATTGCTTCAAACAACTCATTAAGCATTACAAACAAGGCAAGCGGTGATGCTTCCACGTTAGTAGCTACGTAATCAGTATTTGCACTTAAAGCAAGCACTGCAAAATCTAAGTTTGCTTTCTTCAAAACTTCCCCTGCTTGTTTAACTGCTTCTTTTTTCTGCTCTTTATTAGTGTCTTCTTCTTT